GGAACGGATCGTTCATTCGCTATTCTCAAATAGCGAACGCAAAAGTTGACTGAAGGAACGCCCAATACCCTAAACAAGTAAAGGAGCAAACCTAATGACAACAGCAACCTATCGTGGTGTTAAGTATAATGTTGAAGATCGCAAATTAAACGTTCTTCAATTAATTAAAGAGCAAATTGAAAAAGAACAACGTCGCAAAGAAGCACAATTAGCATCAATTAAATAATGATAAGGAGGGTTGATTCCCTCCTTTTTTTATGCTAAAATTGATAGAGACTATAACATCTTTATGGACAAAGAAAAACTAAAACTTATTGTTCGTAATCTTGAACTCTTGGTTGATTCTCTAAAGGCAGAAATTTATTCTGATGCTTCTGCTTATACTCCTATGAAACCGATGAGAAAAAGACCAATTTTAGATTACGACGAAATCTTTGAGGATGATAATGACTAATAGGGCACGAGAACTGGTAAAGTTGCTTGAAAGATTGGTAAAACAAGAACACTTATATACTGAAGAAAAACTTATAGAGATGAAAAATCAATTGCGAGTTATTAAACAAGAACTTGCAGAACTGGAAGCAAAAACATCAAAAGGATTTGGAAAAAAATGACTGCATATATTGATAAATAATAATAGTTTAATATCAATATATGCAAATGGAAATCCTATCAATTTTTTATGAACGAGACTCAAAAGGATACAAGAGAAAATTTGCAATAGGAAAATGTCCCTTATGTAGTGAAGAAACGAAAGGTTCTTTAACTAATATTCAGAGGCAAAAAAGTTGCGGTTGCAATAAAGCAGAAATCGCAAGACAAAATGGAAAAACAAGGACAACTGAAGAGTCTTATACGAATAGTGTTTTAAATGCATATAAACAATCTGCATCCAAAAGAAAAATTTTATTTGAACTTACTTGTGAAGATGTTGAAACAGTAATTAAACAATCTTGTGCTTATTGTGGATCTCCTCCAATTATTAAAAAACTTAAGTATATTAAAGGAAAACCATACCCAAGAAATGGAATTGATAGGACTGATAGTAAAGTTGGATATGTTAAAGGAAACTTGACTCCTTGTTGTGACTTATGTAATATAATGAAAAACACACTTTCAACTGAAAATTTTTACGCACACATTAAAAAAATTTATGAACACCTCAGTTAAACTTATTTCAGTAACTCCTGATGCAGAAAAAACAATGGCGTTTATTGCACGAGTTTCTAACCCAAGTAATCAGGGTTCGGAGAACTATGCCAAGTTGCTTGCTTATTGCATTAAGCATAATCATTGGTCTGTGTTTGAACAATCTTTTATGACGCTTGAGATTGAAACAAACCGTGGTATTGCCGCACAAATTTTGAGACACCGTAGTTTCACATTTCAAGAGTTTTCTCAGCGTTATGCTGATACAAACCTGATTACTGAGAATATTCCTATTCCAGAACTTCGTAAGCAAGATATTAAGAACCGTCAGAATTCTACAAATGATCTTGGTGATTATGTAAAACTCAAGTTTCAAGCAGAGATTGCCGAACTCTTTGCCAACTCTAATAACCTCTACAAGAGGATGTTGGAGGCAGGAGTAGCAAAAGAGTGTGCAAGATTTGTATTGCCCTTAGCAACGCCTACACGGATTTATATGACGGGTTCTTGTAGGTCGTGGATAACCTACATTGCTCTCAGGGAAAAATCAGGAACTCAGAAAGAACATATGGATATTGCAAAAGCTTGTAAAGCAGTTTTTGCTGAACAATTTCCTGTTTGTTATGAGGCACTTGGTGGTGCTGATGAGTGGAGCATCTAAATAAAGTCATATAAAATGGAGATTTAATTTTGGCAATATATCCAATTATTCACAAAGAAACTGGTGAGACGAAAGTGATTGAAATGAGTGTTCATGACATTACCCAGTGGTATAAAGATAATCCTCAGTGGACCAGAGATTGGTCTCAAGGATGTGCTACACCAGGAGAAGTTGGTGAGTGGAAAGATAAACTCATCAACCGCAATCCTGGATGGAATGATGTTCTTGGAAAAGCAGCAAAAGCACCTGGTTCTAAAGTAAAGAAAATCTAATGGCAAGAAGAAAAAGAACGACGAATGATCAACCAATCGGTGTTGGTCTTACAACCCGTCAGATGAAAAGAAAAAAAGCACTTGGAAGTGAATATCTATTAGATATTGACCCACTTACAGACAATCAAAGAAAACTTTTTGATGCATATGCCGAAGGAAAGCATCTTGTCGCCTATGGATGTGCAGGAACTGGTAAGACTTTCATCACTCTTTATAATGCTCTTCGTGAAGTTTTGGATGAAAGAACTCCTTATGAAAAAATCTATCTGGTCCGTTCTTTAGTTGCTACAAGGGAGATTGGTTTTCTTCCTGGTTCCTATGAGGACAAATCAGACATCTACCAGATTCCATATAAGAATATGGTCAAGTATATGTTTCAGATGCCTTCTGATGCCGAGTTTGAGATGCTTTATGGTAATCTCAAGGCGCAAGAAACGATTAAATTTTGGAGTACTTCATTCTTAAGAGGAACCACGCTTGATAATTCAATTGTGATTGTAGATGAATTCCAAAACTGCACAGCACATGAGCTGGATTCAATTATTACTCGTGTTGGTGAGAACTCTAAGATTATGTTTTGTGGAGATGCTACTCAGTCCGATTTGCAGAAAACTAACGAGCGTAATGGAATTGTTGATTTTATGAGCATCTTGCGTAAAATGCCATCTATTGATATAATAGAATTTAGTGTTGATGATATTGTTCGTTCTGGACTTGTCAAAGAATATATTATTGCAAAATTAGAAGCAGGTTTTTAATGTTTAATCACGTTGATTTGACTCTTCCTAAACTTGAAAGGGAGACTATAGATGGTGTTCGATATTATAAAGTTCCTGATGATGATCATCTTCTTAAATTAGTTTCAATTACTTCTGTCACAAGTCATAAAAACCGCCAGATATTTATTAACTGGCGTAAAAAAGTTGGAGAAGAAGAAGCAGATAAAATCACACGACAGTCAACCAGTCGTGGAACAGATATGCACACATTGGTTGAAAATTATCTGTATAATAAAGATCTTCCAGAAGTTCAAGCATTATCAAATTATCTCTTTAAAATTGCAAAACCAACATTAAATCGTATAAATAATATTCATGCCCTTGAAGGTTCCTTATACAGTAAAGTTCTTGGAATTGCAGGTACTGTTGATTGTATAGGAGAATTTGATGGAGAATTATCGATAATTGACTTTAAAACTTCAAAGAAACCCAAACCAGAAGAATGGATTGAACATTATTTTGTTCAGTGTATGGCATATGGTTGTATGTTATACGAAATTACTGGTATAATGGTAAAGAAACTTGTAATTATTATGTCTTGCGAAAATGGAGAATGCGTCGTTTATGAACAAAGAGACAAATCAAAGTACATCAAACTACTCACCGAATACATTGGAGAGTTTGTTAGAGATAAGTTGGAAGAATATGGAAACAAATAAAGAGTTAGAAAAAGTTATAGAAAATAAGTTTTTAACTCCCTCTAAATTTGCTTTAGAGATAGAGCACATTGTGGTGAGTGAAAACATGAATTACATTGATGCAATTTGCCACTATTGCGAAATTAATAATTTTGAAGTAGATTCGGTTACAAAGTTAATTTCAAAACCTCTAAAAGAGAAATTGAAATATGATGCGATTAATTTAAATTTTATGAAAAGAACATCCAGAGCAAAACTACCACTATGACTATGATTTCTCGTGACGACTTAATGCACCATCGTTTGCAAGCATGGTTGCGTGAAAATAAATCTGATGATATTGAATATTTGGGTTTCTATTCAGATACCCTTGGCGTTAATAAGCATTGGTATCGTATTGGTGAACATGAAGTTACAGTTGATTGTATTGAAGATCTTGAGTTAGTCGATGCTGAAAGTGACTCCCTTTGAAACCTATCAACATTATTTGTCATTAAAAAATCATTTTACAAACCCAAAATACGATTTCTTCAAATATGGTGCGAAGACTCGAGCTAGTATTTCATCTTTCAATAAAAGAAAGGACAAATATTGGTTTGAAAAAACAAGTCGCAAATATTCTGATAAAGAAGTCGTAGATTTTTTGGTGTCAAACTTTGTAGCAGCAGACAACCCACAAAACTTATGGATTGGTCAAATTATAAATTCTGGAGAAAGAATTTACGCAGATTGGATGCGAAAACAACAGAGTTTGACATACTTATTCAAAGAGCAAAGCAACGAATTGTTCTTGGAAACAAAATTAGAGGATGTTTTGAACTGTTCCAAGGGGCATCCAATCATCCTCAAAAAGTTTTTAAGTGGTCAATTGTCAATAGAAATCTTAGTAATTTACGACAAAATATTTGGATTTTCAAAAATTTTTGATAAGAAACTTTTAGATCCTATATGGGAATCCGTAAGTTTGAAAATTTTAAAGTATAAACCTTTTCTAAATATTGACGTGTTCTCTTATAAAAAGATTTTACGGGAAATTGTAAATGAGTAGTTTTTTTGACTCTGATATTATTCAAGAGGAATTAAAAGAAATTAATAAACTACAAGAACAAATTTACGGAAGTATTTTAACTTTCGGCATAATGTCCCGTGAAGAAAAATTAGAACATATTGAAAAACTTGAACTCTTGCTCGAAAAGCAACGTGTAATGTATACACGATTGTCTCTTTCTGATGATCCAGAAGCAGTTGAGATGAAAGAAAATTTAAGAAAATCAGTTGCTCTGATGGGATTTCCACCAGAGACTGATATGAATATATTGTTTGGTAGTATGAATAAAACAATTGATTCTCTTAAACAGTATCTTGACCGCTAAAGAAATTTCTGTTATACTATCTAAGTAATCCAACGAATCCAATTTATCCGAGGTATCCAAATGGCATTTGCCGATCTCAAAAAACAATCTAAACTTGGTTCTCTCACCGAAAAACTGGTGAAAGAAGTTGAAAAAATGAATAATTCCAGTGGTTCTATTGATGACCGTGTATGGAAACTTGATTGCGATAAAAGCGGTAATGGATATGCCGTAATTCGCTTTCTTCCTGCTCCTGATGGTGAAGATCTTCCATTCGTCAAAGTTTATAGTCACGCATTTCAGGGTCCTGGTGGTTGGTTGATTGA